CTAACTACGGGTTCAAAAGTTGTTGGATCAAGAACAACACCACTGCTCATCAATGGAATGTATGGGCAATAGAATGCTGCTGCATCGGTCTCACTTGAACCTTTGTATCCAACTAATACTGCAGTACCTGTTGGAGCATAACTGTCAACGAAAACACGCATTGCATTGTTTAATGTACCAACAAACTTAGTATTTGTAGGTGCCTCAAATGTACCTTCAGTAGTACGTGCAAATGCTGATGTTGTTGCACTTTGGAGAATTGTTAAGCTTTCGCTTGAAACAACTGCCCAATTACCTGCGCCACGGCGTGTACGCTGAGCGATCAAGTTGGCAACACGATTGATCAATACTGCTAATGCTGCATGCTCATCACCTACGAATGTAGCAGTACCTGAAACGGTTGCTTGATTGTATGTGAATTCTGTTGCAGCTAAACTACGCAATGAAAGAAGAATTTCTTGGTCAATTTCAGCAGTAATTTCTTGTGCTAAAGCTGCCATGATTTCTGCTTCAACGTCAATACCATGCTGTGACTGTGCATCTTGTGCAGCCTCAAATGTCCAACGTGCTTGCAACTTACGTGACTTAGCTTCAACAGCCTGACGTAAGATTTGTACGCTGATTTGGCGACCACCACTACCTTCAAGAACACTTGTGTCAGCAGCAGTATAACGTGACTGATTTGTGTTAACCACACCTGCAGTAACGCTGCTTGCTGATGAGTAAGCTTGTGCAATCTTGAATGGTGATAATGCTTCTTCACCTGCTACTGTGCTTGTCTGTGCAGCACTTGTGTCATTCATGTTATTGGCATAACGAACACGTAATGTGTGAATCTGACCAACGGGACCTGTCATGGGCTGTACACCAACCAACTCATTAGCAATAACGGTTGGCATAACACGACGAATAACGGGTAGAATAACACGGTTAAGTGTAGCAATATTACCTGCGGTTGTAGTACCTGCTGAACTTTCAGCAAGTAACTGCTTACGAGTGTTTTCAAGAATAACACCCATCATTGAACGACGAGTTCCTTTGAGACCTTCTAGAAGGGCTTCTTTTGTTTCACCCCAACGGCTCTCTAATAATACTTTAGACATTTTATCTTTATCTCCTGTAATATGTCAAATTAAAGCCCTGCCAAACGTTTGATCGCAATCACGTTATCACGCTCTGACTCGACTTCAACATCCTGTTTAACGGCAGTTTTATTACCTGTTACTTCTACACTTTCAGAAATAACTTGCTTTTTAAGAGCAGGTTTTTCTGTACCATGATTTAGTACAGCAGGTAAATACTTCTCATATGCAGACTTTAGCTTATCTGTCTGCACACTTTCAAGCAGTCCTTTCATCGTAAAAGCTTTATCTTCATTTAATGTACTTAACAATTCTGTCATAGTTTTTTCACGAAGATTGCTCTCTTTAATGATACGAACTTCACGCTCTTTACTTTCAACTAAAGTTTTAGCTTTCTTAACTTCAGCAATGGACTCAGCCAATTTTTTGTCCTTATCAACTAATTGCGTTAATAATTTACGTGTCTCTGCTTTCTCATTGAGATGCGTTGCACTAAATTCTGTGGCAAAAGCTTCAAATAAACGACGACCAAAAGTATTCTCACGAGCTACTTTGATATCTTCTTTCAATTGACTTAATTCACCCTTAAGATGCTTAGTTACACTTTCGTTAACACGCTTAGCACTTTCTGCAATAAATTTTGCTTTTAATGCTTCAAGTTGTGTTCTAGCCTCAGCTACTAACTTCACTTTGGCTTCAACAACTGCTTTCTTGTCCTCTGAGAACTCTTTAATCTCACGGGCAAGTGCATGTACAACAAACTGCTCTAACTTTTCACGACCTTCTAACTGTACTTTACGATCAGTACGTAATTCTTTAATTTCTTCAGCTAATTTGTTAATCATGAAGTCATTAAATTTACGTGCATTTTCACGTAAAGCAACTTTGGCTTTTACACGGTCTTCATTCATAGCTTTACGCTCATCATGAAACTCGGAAATTTCAGCCTGTAGACCTGCTGTGACCATCTTATCAAGGGCTTCAACCATTACATTTTTGTCATGTTCGTACTTTCTTGCATATTCTTCACGCAATTCAGCACGTACTTGCTCACGTGCCTCATTCAATTTTGACTCCCAAGCCTCATTAATTGCACGACCTGTGTCTTCATTGATGATGCCGTTATCAAGCAATGGCTTAATAGCATCAAACATTTGTATGTTCCCCTATAGTGGTTAGTCCGTTTGACCCCGAACTCACGGGTATTATTAAAGTTGAAATCATTTTAATTTCAACTCCTTAATTAGGTTAACTACGGATTCCTTTAAATACTTTTGAACCTGTGCATCCTTATCTAACTTGCTACCTTTTAAGTTTTCTAAGACACGATGACCACCTTTCATGTTCATCAATCCCTCATAAATCGCTTTAGGATAAGCATTTGGCGCACTTGGCTGTGCAACAATATCAACCGTTACAATTTCAAAATCACTAACACGACCATTCATGTCATTAACATTGCCACTGCCACGACTTGATACACCTAACTTTACGCCACTCTCTAACATAGTAGATACTAAATTACCCATAGGTGTAGGTAATATTTTTAACTTACCATAACCGTTAGGACCATCCATCCACATGTTAACAATCATGTGGGATACACGGTCTAAGTTTATCTTTAAATCATCAGGATGATCTACTTCACCTAAGACACTGTATCCCTCACTAATCTGACCATTAAGTGTTTCTACTGCACGTTCAATTTCATCAACAGGATATACACGCTCATTAGCATTCTTTACTCCACCTTGTATGAAAATACCTTTCATATAAAGTGCTTTTGTTTTTTCATCACCTTCTTTGACAGACTCAACAATTAGTCCCGCTCTGTCAAAGGTTAGGTGTTCACGTAAATATGCCATGTTTGTTATAATTCCTTAGCGTACAATCTTTTTAACAGATTTCTTGCTCTCTGCTACAGGACTATGCTTGTCTGATGCACCATCCTTAGTTACAGGTTTTGGGGTGGATTCACCTTTTTCGTTGAAGGTTGAGCCTGGGGCATTTTTTGCGCCACTCATCAAATCACCACCATGCTTTAAATATCCTGTATTTGCCTTAGGACTTGTTGGCACTGACTCATCACCACCACCTGAGAAATTTACGGGATTTGCACCTGTTTGTACAACTTTAGGCTTGGTCAACGCAGGACTCTTGGTGTTAGCACCGTGATCACCACCTTTGGCAAACTTGTCATAGGTAGCTCCACCAACTTGTTTAAGAGCAATTGCTTCAGCAACCATGCTTTCGCCTTCTTCCTCTTCTTCTTCACCCTCTTCCTCTTCTTCCTCGCCTTCTGCGCCCATCATTGCTTCAAATTCAGCAATAAGTTCATCTAGCTTGTCTTCTAAATCTTGAATATCACCTTTTGTAGCAGGTGCTTCTTCATCGCCCATGTCTGTATCCATGTCAGCAGCATCTGCGTCCATATCAGCAGCATCAGCATCCATATCAGCAGCGTCAGTGTCAAAATCCATATCTTCTATTTCATCTTCTTCTTCATCTGCTTCCATCATGCCATGCATACCTGCTTCTTCAGTTTCAATCTCATCTAAGAGATCCTCTGACATGTCCTCATGCATTTCTTCATCCATAAGGCTTTCGTAAATCTCACGAGACTTCTCTACGACAATCTCATGAAACAATTGTTCTGCACGCTCTTGATCTTCATTGATAATAAGATCAATCAGCTTTTCAAATTTTGCTGTAGACATTTAATTTATTCTCCTTTGGTAAATGGCTTTGCTTCATTTATTTACCTTATATGCGAGAAAATATGCCTAAAAGTGCTATTTTTTTACGTTTTTGTTTGAAATAAGAGAATTAGAGACCACCTTCAGGTGCAGGTGGTGAATATTGTTTGCGTATTTTTTTAAGATTTTGTGCTTGTTCATACGTACGAACTTCCTTCATTCTACGTATTTTATTGATAGCACCTAGTGTTAAACCCTTCGTTTTGCGTGAATCACCCCAACGTGGTTGACTATGATCATCTTCCACATCTTGCATACCTTTTGGTGCTGCGTTATAAAATTCAAATAAGTGCATAATTTTATTTATCTTAAGCTGCAGGTTGTGTAGGTGGTATAGCTGCCCCACCCGCTGCCTCAGGACCTGCCACAGGTGCTATAGGTTCAGGTGCTACACCTTCTGCACCTTCTTCAGTATCCATTTCCTCAGCACTTTCTAAATCATTTTCTATATCACTAGTAGATATACCAACGCTGCGTAAATCGCTACCTTTTGCACCAACATCTTCAGGTTTAGAACGTTCTTCTTCCCATAATTGTTCGTTTTTCTTAATTTCTTCTTGTGTTAATCCTAAGAATCGCTCTAAACAAAAGCGTGTACTCATGTAAGGTAACGCAGCCATAGAGTTAAAAGTATTCACACGTGCTGTATCTAACTCAGCTTGACGATAACTAGCAAAGTTTTGTGGCTCATTAAATTTTAAATCAAACAATCCACTATCAATATTAAACCCACGCCAACGTAAAAATAACTTAAATTCTTCATTCATTTTACGTGCAATATAACCTTGTAATCGCTCACAATATTTGTTAAAACGAAACTCTTGAATCATCGCTGTACCAACACGACCATCATTTAATGGCGTGGTTTGATCATCAGGACCTGTGGGCAAATATGAACTAGGTATACGTAAACCACGTGCTAAACGATTGTTAAAGTACTTTAAATCATCAATTTCGCCTAGGTTTTGACCACCTGGGAGGACTTCTACACTACTTCCCCTACCTTCAGCAGTAGTTGGAAAGAAATAATCTTCATTAATTGATAACGGGTTATAGGTTGCATCTAATACGTTACTACCACCATGTACACTAGGTATTCTACGTTGATGTATCTCATCCTTAATACGATTAACAAATTGCATTGCTAAATGTGAAGGCATATTACCTACATCAATCTTAAATACTCTGCGTTCAGGAGCACGTTGTACACGATAAATTAATATCGCATCCTCTAGTAATTCTTTTTGTTTGTATACTTTGAAGATATTCTCTAATATACTTTGTCCAAAAGGCCAATAACGATCTAATCCTTCAGTTAAAGATAAGTGTACGATATGCTTAGCATCAATTGCGCTTTCATTAATTCCTAAAGTAAAACGTGTTCCTGTTGAACCATAAGGTTCGTTAGGCACAGTATATGAATATGGTGCGCTATAACCTGCTGTAGGTGGTTGTGCTTGAAAATCAGTAGTGGTTTTCTCAGCAATCGTTAAATTCTGTAAATTGGGATTGATATCTTTTATTACATATTGTTCAGGATTCTTACCTTCAGTTTCATTAACAATGACTTTAACCACTTTAGTCATGTCAATCCAATACAATTTGAAATTTTCAGGGTCACGTACAAAGACCTGATCGCCGTATTTCACTGTATTTCTGAATATTTTAAATACTCTAGTACTAAACTCATTGAGTTTGCACCATTGTTGTAGTTGTTTTTTTACTAAATCTACCTCAATATCAGTAGGGTCATCGTTCCAAATAATCTCAAATGGTGTACCATTTTGGTCATTTGACTGTGTACTAAACTCACTTAAAATATCCAAACAAGCGTTAATTTCAGGATCTACATCCATCATTTCATATTGGTTATAACGCTCAATACGGTTTGGATGCCCTGTATATACCTCAGGTAAACGACTTTGATAATTACGAAAAGCAAAATCATTAGTCCAACCACCTGTAGGTTGTGCTCCTGCACCACCATTCCACGCACCACCATTACTGTTACCACCACTAATTGGGGATAATGCACCGTGAAAGTTTGAAAATTTCTTTTTATAAGCCATCTTGTATTTATTAATTAGCCTTGCATGTACAATAATTGGTCATTACCAATACTGTTTCCTTCTTCTAATTTGGCAGTCATGTTCTCAAAACCACCAACTAAAAGCTCACTTTGACGATTAATTGCATCAATTAACTCTTTTATTGGTAACATTTCTGCTAATTTATTAAGAGGAATTACTGCTTCATCTTGTCCACCATCACGTAAACTTGCGGTGGTTGGTTTGGTTACAACACCTCCATCAAACATTTTTTCAGGCTGTTGTGGTGCAGTAGCAACCTGTGTGCTTGGTGTGGCATATGTTTTTTCTGCTTTTGCAGCAATTTCTGCTAATTTCTTTTCATAGGCAGGATCAGTCGCATAACCTGTTTTTGCCTGTTGTGCAATAGCTTCACCAATACTTTGTGCTTGTAAAACACCACTATAACGTTTATTTTCTTGTAAAAACTTGATATAATCAGCAGCAGACTCTTGCATACTGCCATATTTTCTAAACTTAGCATCAACTTCAACATATTTTTGTTGAGTAGCATCCCATTCTTTAGTTTTAGCAGTAGCAGATTCTTGACCTTTTTGTGCCTTTATACCAAAGTAATTTTGAGCACCCGCTGTACTTTTTCCATATCCTGTCTCTAATGCAGACTGTGTTGCACCAAGTTTTGCTATAACTTCAGCATTTTGTATACCCGCTTTCTTTGCTTCATCAAGCAAAGATTTATACATTTTGTCATAAAATTCTTTTTGCTTACCTTCTAACTCTTTTGCAGTATCTGTTGGGATTTGAGTTGGAGTTACAGAAACGGGGGTCGGTCCTGTGGCAGCGGCTATGCCTTCTCTGCCTGGTTTAACGAGTTGTTCTAATTTAGCAGCATAATCAGCAGCAGTTCTACCACGTTGTTCTTTTAGTTGATCTAAGTATTTTTGCTCAGCCTGACGTACTGCGTTAATATTTTTAGCATAATTTCTACCTTTTAAGTCATCTTCAGTAAGTTTTAATGCTTCAAGTACTTTCTTTCTACGACCTTCTTGGTCTTCAATTAACTTATCAATATCTGCAATTTTCTGTTTTGATGCAATTAATTCTTTATTTTGTTTAACTTCTTCCTTAAGAGCACCTTCTTTAATTAAACGGTCACGTTCTTCTTCTAGTGCGGATGCTCGCTGAAGTTGTAATGATGCAGCACGTTCACGGTCAAATTTTGTAGTACGTTCTAATTCTTTATTGTAAATTTCTTGATATTTTTTACGTTGCTCTTGTGATGCATCTTTAACATCCCCTGTTATTCCTGCACCTTGTTTTGCGACTTTTTCAGCTTGTTTCTTCTGAAATTCATAACTTTCTCTGACTTTTGCTAGTTCAGCAGTGGCTTCATCTGCTCTACGCTTACTTTCTGCTGAAGTACCTGCCTCAGCATCAATACCAATCATTCGCAATATTTTAACAAAAGCTTCACGTAATTTATTAGTAACATTAATAAGTTTGTCAAACGCCCCGATGAGCGGACCGTTTGTTGTGGCTATAATTTTTTCAAGTGCTTGTTGATTAGCAATTGCCATTTTATTTTCTTTTATGGCTAGATCACGCTCTGCTCCTGCCCCATCTTTTGCAATTTTGTCAACGGTGTTTCGTGCATTTTTTGCAGCATCCGCAGACTGTTTGGTTACTGTAGCACTGTATTGCATTGCTTCAGCAGACAATCCAATTTGTTTAGAAAAATCATTACCTAATATAGCAATTGCTCTAGCACCAAAACGTTCACGTAAGGCATTTACCGAATCTGCAATTTCTTTACGTAATTGCTGTTCATCAATTGCACCACGGTTGTATGCTTGCGTAGCACGTTCAATCGCACCATTAGTAAACGCATTAATTTCTGCTGCTCGCTCAGATACTATTCCACCTGTTGTTGTTACTTCTTTAATTACCTGACCAATACCATCACCAAACTTACTTGTTACCGCAGTTAATGCATCAAATCGCTTAAGTTCTGCTTCACTTCCTCTAGCTACAATTTCCGCACGTTTTGTATACATTGCTTCATCTTGCAGCACTTTTTCACGTAAAGCAAGCTGTTCATCACGACTCAAACCCGTTAATTCACTTAATTCTGTCAAGGTTTTTAAGTATTGATTACTAGTACGATTTAAATCTGCATTGGATTTGCCAATTGCTTCACCTGATTTAATCGCTAATTGAGTAGCTTTTGCCCAAGATTTAAAATAAGTTTGGCTATTATAACCAAGTCTACGTAATTCATCCTCAATTGGTGCGCCAATATTTAACTTAAAAGCATTTGCTAATTGTCCACGACCTTCCCCTACTGTGCCACCTAGTGCCACAATTTCAGAAGATAATCCCTTCATAGTGTCTGTAAATAGCCCACTATCGTTTTCAACAGTCAATCCAAATGCATGTATATCTGATGTTATACTACGTATACCATTACCAAATTGATCTAATCTTATTGCACCAAATTCACTTAATTGCTCATATAACTTATTAGTATTTTCAATATTCTTTAGCTGTGCACTGAATAACTTGCCAAATGCTCCAACGACTAAACCAATTACTTTGAGTAACGGACCACCAAAAATAAACAATAGTGCGCTTGCTGCTGTCGTTAAGTTTTCAACAACACCTGAGTACTTGGATAATCCCTTACTAGAATCAAAAATAGCCTTAGTGAACTGTTCTACCGCTGTAATACTTGCTTCAATTGCTCGCTCTAATGCTAAAGTTTTATCCCTTTCACGCTGTGCTGCTAACTGTGATGCCCTATCAATCTCCTCCATAGCACGTTGACTAGCTTGAAATGCTTTAAATTGGTCTTGTGTGGCTTGTGCTAAATTGTTAAATTTTTGTTGACTAGCTGATACAGTTTGTGATTGTTTGTTAATGGCTTCATTAGCACGTTTTATTGCATCAGATTGATCATCAGTTGCCTCTGTACTGCGCTTAGTTGCATCAGCACTGCGCTCTGTTGACCTTGTTTGTTGATTTATAGCACTTGTATTATTGCGTAAAGCATCTGTATTGTTCTTAGTTGCAGTATTACTATCACTAGAACGTGCAACAATTGTAGAGGTAATACTAGCTAACTCAGCGAATTTTTCATTCAACTGTCGCATTAATTCAGGATCTAGTTCATTTGCCATTTTTTATAGGTACAAAAATTAGGGTTAAATATATTTATCCACAAATATATACGGAGTTTTTACTTACATTATGGAAAACAATCCTTTAAAGCAGTATTTTCGTAGACCTTCAATACATATTCGTTTACCAAGTGGTAATAATTATGATGCGAATATTGTTGAATTTCCACCCACAGGTGAGTTACCTGTATACCCGATGACTTCAAATGATGAGATTACAGCACGTACCCCTGATGCGCTTTTTAATGGTTCTGCAGTAGTTTCTATCATAAAAAGTTGCGTACCTGCTATTAAAAATCCATGGTTAATACATCATAGTGACATTGAAACTATACTAATAGCCATAAGGATTGCAACTAATGGTGATGACATGGATGTGGATACTACCTGCCCAAATTGTAAAGAAGAGGCTAGGTATGGTATAAGTTTGTCAAAATTGATTGCACAAATTGAGTTAGGTGACTATTCTAAAGAATTAAAAGTAGGTGACTTAGCTATAAAGTTTCACCAAAACACCTATAAAGAAAATAATGAAAACAATTCTGAACAGTTTGAAATACAACGTGCTTTAGCACAATTAAATAATTTTGAAGATGGTGATAGTAAAAATAAGGCTGCAAGTGAATTACTTGTTCGCATGAATATTTTAGCTCAAAAAGTACTAGCACGTAATATTGAATATATTCGTACACCTGAAACCACAGTGACTGAACACGATTATATCTTAGATTTCTTAGAAAATTGTGATAAAAGAATGCATGATGCAATACGTGACCATAGTATTGAACTACGTGACAGCAGTGCTTCTAAACCATTACAGTTTAAATGTATGAAATGTACACATCAATATGAACAAAGCGTTGCTTTTAATGTCACAGATTTTTTCGGATAAAGCTTCTCTATCTAACTGAAACAGATATAGAGAAGCTTGTTAAATCATACGAACAAGAAGTAACAGCTATTAAAACTAATGCATTACGCATTGCTTGGTATATGCGTGGTGCTTTATCATATCCTGATGCCATGAATTTAGCACCTAGTGAAATCAAAGCCATTAATGAACTCATTGATTCAAACCTTGAAACTACTAAGAAAAGTGGTTTACCTTTCTTTTAATTCACTATAAAGAGATGACCTATGGTCATCTATTTTTATGTGTTTTTTGCTCACTGAAGTTCGCTAAAACACATAAAAATTTCTTTTTATCTCTATTTTTTAGAAACATATTATGTTTTTGTTTTTTTATTCGTATCTTGCTAACACAAGAAGATGGGTAAATACAGCCTAAACTGTACGCACCCATCCGTATAACTTGCCCCACTCCTTACGGAAAGATGTTCACTTCGTATGTTTTACTCAGGTAGGTTTGACTATATCAACCCCAAAACTTGTTAGACAAGAAACACACCGTATACAGCAATAGTAACTTAATACCTGTTAAAAACCTCAGTGAATTAGTTTTTAACTTGCCCCCGACCCTTTACCATTATTATTTTGACCGAGCACTTGACACAATATTATTGTATCCCAACCCATTTACATGGAATTTTACTGTTACGACAATGGAAACGTAGTATGCAAAGCACCCCGTTTATAGCATCCTCTATCAGGGTAGTCCATTGAAGCCACTGTAGAACTCAGTGAACTAGGCATTGACCAACGTTCATTGATTTACCTTCGTTGCGTTACAGGTCATGCAACCGTACCTATTGTTCTATGAAAAGACCTGAGAAAAGACCTTAGTTTGTTTTATGGGAAAGAGTTTTAAAGAGACCTGAGTTATGTTTAAAAAAATGTTCTAAGTCAGAGATAACCCATGTTTCATGGGTGTCATTGTGATAAGTTATATAATTAGTTAATACCCAATGATGTTTTTCCTGTACCGCAATATAACTACCTTTACGATTAAACTTCATGAATAATACGTTAAGATCGCCACTATCACTTACTTCCATCAATTGGTTTAACCAAGTATCTAACAATTTGCAAGTACTAAGTAGCTGATGAAACGGAAAATCACCGTAAGATTTGCATTCAATATTAAGCAAAGTAAACGACTCCCCAGGTATTATATCCCCCTTAAAGCTTCTTACCTGCCCTTCATGCAAAAATTCTTTACGACTTGTGTTAATACCACCAATAAATGCACCACTATTTGGTACACGTATAAATGATTCTTTATATAAATTAGATAGATATTTGGCAATTTCTCGCTCAAATGTACTACCTTTTATCTTACTAGCTGATGGCATATGGCTACTTATATCCTATACCATTGCTGCAATTTTTTCATGATGATTGCTATAGCGTGTAAACCCACCCTCTTTAATCACATGTAATACATTACTGACACGACTCATTAACTCATCACGATGTGATATTAACCACACGGATTTATCTCTGCGTCTGCCTAATTCTTTGAATAATCCAATAGCATTTTCTACACCAACACTATCTAAACCATTATCAATCATTTCATCAACAAATAATAAGTTAATGCCTTGATAAAGGTTTTCCCATACATCCCTAAAAGCAAATGATAGGGATAGTATTAGTCTAGTACTTTCACCACGACTAAAATTACCATAACTTAATTCACGACCAAGCTCGGTAATTTCTACAGATAAGTCATTTTGAAACTTAACACGATGTGGCAACCCCATTTTATCTAAATATAATGTCAAACGACTGTTTAAGTAATTTAGATTTTGTTCTATAATTTTCTTACGTACAAATGATTTCTTGTTTGTAAGCAAATCTAATAGATACTCTTGATGCTTTAATGTACGTGTAAGTTCGTTTACAGTATCATACGATATCACTGTAATACTATTTTTTTCCATGTCAGTGATTTGGTCAGCATATGGGTCAACTTCTTCAACACGCTTTTCTAATGATTGTTCTAACTTTTCAACAGTATTCTGATGCTTTAATGCTGCTTCTAAACTACTATAAACCACAGTAGGCTTAGCTCCTAATTCACCAACTTGTAATACAATATCATCATATTGTTTATTCAAAGCATCTACATCATTTTCATACAAACTTTGTGTTTTTGCAAAGTTTTCCTGTAATTTCGTGGTTTTATCAGCCAACGAATCAATAGATGACTTGTGATTGATAGCTTCTTCTAGTGTTTTGTAATTAACAGATGGCATAGGTGGAATCGTACCAATGCCATTTAATATAGTATTATATTCTTTTGATTGATTTTCTGCGGTAGTTAATTCAGTTTGAAGTTCAGCTAAACGTTCTTCTTTACTTTTTAGCGTAAATTTATGGGTTTCATCATGATAATCTTGCCCACATGCATAACATTTATGGTCATATAATTTTAATAATTCTGCGTTAATAGTACTAATTTCTTTGTTTAAACGTGCACAAGTGGCATTACTTGCATCAAGTAATTTCTTAGTATTATCACGTGTAATTGTTTTTTCTTTAATTTCAGAAATAATTTTTAAGTTTGAAATTTCATTATGAATATCAATATTTTTCAAACTGTTCATTTGTGATACTACATTGTCTTTTTCACGCTTGTATGCAATAACAGCATCATTATAACGTTTGCTAAGTTTAGCCATTTCACTATCAAAGTGAGTTTTGGCAGTGGTTAATTTGGTTTGGTTATCATTATAAATGACTAAAGAACGATGGGATGCAATTTCTTTTTCAATATCTATTTTATATAATTCAACAAGTTGTGTTGTATAATTGGCAATATCTTCATCTTTTTTGGTCACCCAAAGTGTTTGTCTGCGCTTTAAACTATCAATTTGCTCTTGAATTTTGCTATTAGCATCTTGTAAACCACGAATTTTAAATTCTTCTCGTTGAATTTGTTCTTTTACAGTGCGATTAAGTTCTTTTATACCCTCTGCTTTTTCAGAAAGTAAGGTAATTCCTAATAATTGTTCAATAATTTCACGTTGGTCTGCTGCTTTTAGTGCAAGAAATGGTTCATTATAAGTGTTTAAGGCAACAATATGCTTAAACATCTCAGCAGAAATTCCAATAATGGATTCAATTGCAAGCTGCGTTTCACGACTATCTCCTTGACTTTCGCTTTCATCTTCACTAAATTGTTGCTCATTATTGTCAACATAAAATTTAAGAATATTGGGTTTACGACCACGTTCAATTCTATATACACTACCATTTACCTCAAAATCAACGGTAACCAACATACCTTTACCATTAGTAAGGTTAACTAAGTTATCTTTTTTAATATTATTGAGCACACCACCGTACAAAGCATAGCATAATGCTTGTACTATAGTTGATTTTCCTGTGCCATTACGTGCACCATCACCCCCTAAATCACGATTTTCACCTAAAATCAGTGTTAAATCATTGCGATTAAAGTTAATTTTCTGTGTAACATTACCAACAGATAGGAAATTTTTAATGGTTATTTCTTTAATGATTATCATAAATTTTTATAAATGGACAATAATAGTTGCTTATCATATGCTCCTGAATCAAGCTGTTCAATTTGTGATAGTACAATGGCATCAACTGATTGAAATTGTAAGTTTACCTGTTCTGTGGTATCAGTTTCAATATCAATACGTTGCGGAATCATAGTCATTTCACGTAATTTATACTCACTCATAATAGTTTCCTTAATCGTACTTGATTCTTCATAATTAATATCAGTATCAATAGTAATACGAACACAACCATTGGGTACTAGCAATTTATCAGCATTATCCAAAATTTCTGTTAAATTATACGAACGAAATTTAGGTTGTTCAGGCCAAGCATAATATTGTGGCTTGCCACCCCATTCTAATACCATCATGCCACGGTCATCATCATTTACATCACTATAATTATGCGGAAATGCGTTACCAATATATG